GGCATTCGGCAAATCTATGGCGGTGTCATATATCTCGTCTGTACCGACCTTTTGGATTTTCTTGTCAACATCGCTGTAAGTGTAGATTAGTCCATCTGTGCGTGTCTTTGTTTTTATCATGTGCTCGCCTCCAACGCCGAAATCGGCTTAATTTGATTTGCAAGAGCAACCCAGTTGGTTGCGGTTTTATAAGAATCAACAAGGTTGTCCGGCACATAAATATACCCCGTGCCCGATGCTATCTTGCTCCCGCGCAAGGCAATCGAAATGTCGGATATCACACAAACTGACGAAGTGCGAATAATAAGCGTTTCGAGCTTCGTACAGTCGGTAAACGCCGTTCGGTTTATATTTGTTATCGCCGCAAAATCAGCTGTCTGAATTGTCGAAAGGCGAAAAGAGTCAATCGGTAAACTGGTAACAAGTGGTAGATTTGCAGATATCAGATGCTTTGCGGTGTAAAAACAGTTGTCTCCTATTGTTGTCACCAAAGGAAAATTTGCTTGTTGTATTGCAGAATTTGTAAAAACACCTCTGTCAAGCGCGGTGACTTTGGGAAGATTTATTGTCGACAGCCGAACGCACGATTCAAAAGCGTTGCGATTAACTTGGGTGACATTAGGCAAATCAATCGCTGTAAGAGCCTGACATCCTAAAAATGCGCACGCTCCGACCGTCGTTATACGGTCATTTGAATATGTGCCCGATATGGTGCGCTGGATTATTGCATCCTCGTCTGAACCGGCTATAGCGTCAACTGCGTCGCCAAAACCTTTGGTGGAGTCCCATGCTATCTGATCTGTGCCACCTGTCTTGTTGCGGATGCGGTTAGCCGTGTGGGTCATAGCTGCGTCAAGCATAGCGGAGTCAACTACCTTATCATATGCCATTAGTAACTACCTCCTGTCCATGTCGGCAGAGCGGCGAGCGTGTCCGCTACTATTTCCTCTTTGTCTGCCGTCGTCCAGTAGTCAGTACCTTTGACAGGCGTTTTGCCGTCTTTGCCGTCCGCACCTTTATCACCTTTGAGTCCGACATCTGAGCCGTTGTATTTTAACTTGCCGTCAGCCGCCGATATTAGGTCAAGAATAGATTTGTTGTCGTGTTCGTGTGCCTTCTCAAGAATCGGATGCCAGCCATCCATAACAGACTGCAAATTAACTGTAATCGTGCCTGTTGCAGATGGAAGATCGCATGCAATGTTTTTTGCAAACATGCCCGCAATCGCATAATACATTGCGACATCAAGTCCGCTTTTAACTGTGTCAGACTCAAGCTCAACAATATCCGGAAAAGTGGTTTGAACATCTTCTGACAGCGTGTAGCTGATGTCCTCTGCCGTTGAACCTCCGCCACCTATAACCTTGCCATCGTACAGCAGCGTGCCGGTATCATCGGCGGTCAACAGGTCAACGACCGACTTGTTATCATGGCTGTGCCGTGCGGCGGTGTTAAGAGCTATCTCGGCGGCGAGGCTGTGCGAGAGCCGCTCTGTGCCGTCCGGGATAGACACTTTGGCAGAGCCCGTTATCATAGGTGCATAGCCGACTATCTCGCCGTCCGAAAAGGCGACAAGCTGCGCTGCCATGTTGCCCGGCTCAGGCACAATATCGCTCGTTATTTTGACGGTAACATAGCCGTCCGCAGGAGTCAGTAGCTCGGTTTGCAGATACTCGCCGACCGTCGACTCAAAGTAGACTCTGTAGCTGTCCGCGCCCTCGAGCTCGGCGGGAACGGGTAGCGACAACTCTGTGAAGTTGTTCTCCGCTCGATATCCAACGTCATAACCGCGCGGGTGAGCATAATCAATCGTTATCGTGGTTGTCCGCATCGTCTACCGCCTCCTCTTCCTGCAACATTTCATTGAGCATCTCTATTTTACCGAGCTGTTTGATAAGCTCGGTACGGACATATTCCAGTCGACTCGTCAGCTGTTTTGTCTCCTGTTCAAGCTGCCTTGCCGTTTCTCTGGCTGTACCGAGTTTTTTTCCGAGTTCAGTTTTTATCATATTAGACTTACCTCCTTACGCAAGTTTTTTGTAAATACCGTTGCCGTTAAACTCCGCATACAAACCGGTGTTGTCAACAAACAGTCGTCCAGTGTACCCGCCACCGGATTTAAGTTCAAGGCTCATGCCCGCTCCGCCGCTACCGCTTGAGTAGATGTTGATTCGCGCCGGAATTGTGCCTTTTGAGTTATTAGCAAGCTGCATAAACGCTTTTGCTTCGTTTGTCGCACCTATTTCCGCACTTATATCCGTTGACCTGAATGGGGCGTGAGATATAAAACCTATACTGTCGCCGTTACTGTCAACAGTCATTATCTCGTTGACCTCGACACACTGTCTAAACCGCGCTCTTGCCTTTTCGATAAGCGCATAATCGGTCTGCCAATGTATTATTCCGGTTTTGTTCTCGTCGCTTTCGCCGAATCTAAAGCCTTTTGTGTTTATCCCATCAATGCTTGGCAACGGCGACGCAAATGTCGCGTAATAGTAGTTGTCCACCATTGCGTCAGTAACAGTCAAATAATTGTAATTTGTACCCGTCGCCATATTTGTGGCGTAGTACATTTGCAGATATCCGCCCGACAAGTCGGTTTTAAATGCATCGCTCTCTATCGACAGGCTACCGCCGTCAAGGTTTATATCGCCGCCAGTGATGTTGATATCAGAGGCTTCGATGTGTCCGGATTCGAGGTTAAAGGAAAATCCGTTTGTGCCGCCTGTGATGATACCCGTCGTTATAGCCGTTGCGTTTATGCCCGCTCCGGTCATGGCGTTGGTGTAGGTCTTGCCGCCGTTTGTGGTGCAGCCTATACCGCCGTAGGTGCATTTAACACCTTGCAAGCCATCTGTCGCGAAACACTCCCAGCCGTCCGGGTTTCCGTCCTTGTCGAGGTCGAGAATACGATAATATCCGCCGTTTGCCCCGTTTATAGCGTTTGTAGCGGCTTTTATTGCCGCCTCCATTGAGTTTCGAACCTTGCTAAGTTCAAGCTTTACGGACGCGCTGACGGAGTCAAAAGACATCTCCGTTGTGTCGAGATTGGGAGATATAATTGTAGACTGCAAACCGCCCGAGAGGTCTAACTCTTGCTGCGCTACATAGACGGTATATGACTTGCTGTTTTTGTCTTTGACGGTGATAATATCGCCGACCTCTATACACGGGTCTCCGCGCCATGTGCAAGTTGACGGATACCAAGTCCGTCCGTTATACCGCGTATATATCGCGTCTATCTCGGCGTGGCTAATAAGCGGATTCGCAAAAGACAGCGGAACTCCTGTGCCTTTTGTGTAGACATCTTCGTCCTCGCCCGCAGAGACCGCTTCTATCTTGACCGCGCTCTCTGCGGACTTTTTAAAGCCGTTTTCCCACTGGACATCCGCCGTCACGGTATAGTCATAGGTACTGCCCGGACTAAAAAACCACGAGATATAAAGCTTTCCGACTGTGTTTATGCGCGCAGACATTCCCGCGCATCCGACGCAGTAACCGAGCACGTCTCGCTCGCTCTGCTCCGTCAGTTCTGCGGCTGTTGCAACGCCGATAACATGATTTTTCAAGGCGGTCTGTGCCGCCGTATCGACATATGCCACGCTCAAGCCGTGCATACTTGCGATATTCTCGACGACATCTTTCAGCGTCGTGGTATCGGTGACTGTAATGGACGGCGTCCACTTGCCGCCCATTTTGTCTATCTCGTCATATCCGGTGACGGTCAAGGTCTTGCCGTCGTCGTCCGTTTCCGGCTTCTCTGTCGCAAAATAGCCGCAGGGCGTGTAATAATATGTTCCGTCCGCCAGAAGCACGCCGCTCTCGACAAAAGCTATCTTGCCGCGGTAGTTAAAGGTGGACGATGGATTATTAAAAGTCGCGGAATAAGAGCTTGAGCCTACGCTTCCGACTGTTGCGTCCTCGTCTCCGTTGAGAACCTGTGTCACGCTCAAGCTCTGCAAACCGTCCGTTATGACGACCTTATCCGAGACAAAAGAACGAATTCCGAGAGTCGTCACATAATGTCCGAATGTTATCCGGTTGATTATGTGACGAGTCCGCCCGGCATAAGCAGCTCTGACCGCTGCGCGTTTTGTCGCGTTGGTTATCTTATACACTGCCTATGCCCCCTTACATCTCGGTCAAGCCGAAGCTAAACTCTTTGTAAGTCCAAAGAGTCTCGCTGTATATCTGCTCTATGTCCGCCTCGAGCGTCGAGCAGTAGAATGTTTTTGTGCCGAATGTGCCCGTTTTCGGATTCGGCAACCAGCAGTCGAAGCTATCAGCAAGGATAATATCTGCGATTTCTGCGTACTGCGTATTATTCAACCCGCTCGGCATCGTGGCGGTGTATTTGTTCTTTCCCGTCACGATATCGCGAAACATTGTTCCCGTGTTGTTATCACGCCCGCTCTTGCTGCTGTCGATGATATTTATTCCGGGTTTTAAGCCCATCGGCGTGGGAAGCGTTTTCCATGACGATGTACCCGTTTTTTTGATTTTCATTACGGTCATGCTCATACGCTCACCCCCGCGAGCGGCGTTTTGCCGGTTCTCCTGACAACGCCGTTATGATATTCAATCGCCGACTGTCCGACGACCTTGCCGTCGAGCGTGGTATAAATTGAAATTGATATCGGGCGTGAGTTATCTCCGCCGAGTTCGTTCATAACCTCGCGAACTGCCTGTTTCATCGTCGACAGAGGCGAAACGACCTCGGGCTCGCGCTTGTTATCGCCGAGTATAGCCGTGTATTCGCCGTAGTTTCTCGGGACAACTGTGCCGGTAGCAAGGCGAGGTATGCTGACGGTCGGCAGATTAAAGCCGAACTTCTTACCGCCTATTCCGGGCACCCAATCGGGAATATTCCACGAGATTCTATTTGCTTTATTGACAACGGTATTAATACACCGCTCAACGAGCGATATAATACCGTTAAGTCTGTCGCGACCTGAGTTTTTGATTGAATCCCACATTCTCGACGCGCCAGAGGTTATTTTATTCCAAAGGTCGGCTGCACCGTGCGCGATTTGACTGCCGAAAGATTTGATAGCATTCCAAGCTGCCGAGAACGCGCCCGAATTTATTCCGGTTGCAATACCGACGGAGAAAAGCGCCGCGCCTGCCGCTATAAGCGGAATATTTATCTTCGCAATACCCGCTATAAGAAGAGCTGTTCCCAGTGCGATTGAGCCCCATGTCACTATCTGCGCGAGCCACGGAGGCATAGCTTCAAAAGCTCCGCTCTTGTCTCCGACTGTCATTCCAGTGACAAGAAGCATGATTCCCGCAAGTGTAAGATAAATGTCCCCCTTGACTATACCGACAACCAAGAGAGCTGTGCCGAGTGCCATTCCGCCCCATGTGATTATCTGCTTTAACCAGCCGGGCATAGCCTCAAAAGCCCCGCTTGCCTCGCCGTATTTGACGCCCGTCATATATAGAGCGATACCCGCGAGAATAAGCTTCGGGCTAATTTTGACAAGTCCGACTATAAGCAACGCCGCACCGAGTATCATCAGCCCCCATGTGATTATCTGATTAACCCATGTTGGCATACTCGAAAATGCACCTGTGTTCTGTCCGACTTTTATTCCCGCCGCAACGAGTGCTATACCGAGAATAATCGCGGGGATATTAACCGTCGCTATGCCTACCATGAGTAGTGCAACGCCGAGCAACATCGACCCATAAGCCGCTATTTTCGCCATGTTTCCGTCGAGGTCGTCGAGATTGGTGTTGAATGCGGGCACAGACGACGCATCTGTGCCGCCTGAACTGCTTGAGCTGTTATCGCTGAGCTGATTCAGCTCGTCGAAACTCGCAAGGCTTCGAGAAGCTTTTTCCGCCGCCTTGCCGACCTTGCTTGTCGCCGTCGCTTGCTTATTAAGTGCCTTTGCGTTTCTCTGCATCTGTGATACAGATTTGCCGAAAAGCGCGGCGGTAAACGACGCGAGAAAAGCCGATGCTTGTTCGAGCGCGTGCAGTAACGCTTTAATCGCAGGCAATGCAAACTCGTATATCGGCTGAAACGCCGTCAAGAGATTACCTTTTATGTTAGCAAGAGAGGTCTGTATCTGCTTGTCCGATGAGGTCATAGAGGTGAGCAGCTCTTTAAGCTTTCTGAGTGCCTTTGTTATGACCGTAAAAATGAAAACTCGCTTTGCAAGACCGCCTATGCGCTTGACAAATTTATCAAGACCGGCAGTAGCTCCAGTCAAGCCCTTTTTAAATCCCGCAGGTGCTTTGGCGTCCAGAGCTTCCCGGAGCTTTGTTTTCGCAATATCGGCTTTACTTTTGAGTCCGCCGAGCTTTTTCTCTGCATCTACGATAGCCGCTTCGGACGAGGCAAGCTGAGCGGAACGGTCGGTCTGGTGCTTCGCTTCGGCTTTACTTTCAATCTTTTCGATTTTTTCAAGGACTTTGTCATATTCCGCCTGTAAGCTGTGAACTTTGTCAACCCACTCGCCGGATTTGCCGTCAGCTCCGGTAACGCCATGTTCCCACTGCTTGTCATATTCGGCGACTTGCTGTTTTGCTTCGGCGATTTTCGCTTTGAGCGTTTCCGCCTGTTCTATCAGCGGTTTTGCGGCTTCCGGCTCGATATATCCGTCGTCAGATTTGAGATTTTCATATTCCGTGCGCAGTCTTTCGACTTCGGCTATCTGCTTTTCGACTTTGGCATTTGCTTCATCGACATTGTTCTGCAACCGTTTCATCTTCGCCGACGACTGATCAACTTCCTTGCCGCTGAACGCCTGTTTGACGCGCTGATACATACGTGACACCGATTTATTCACCATGTCCGTCGCTTTATTCACGCCGTCCGTGTCAAATTTTGTGTCAAATTTGAGAGAGCCGTCAACCATTCAATCACCCCCCGCTATCCTAAAAGTTTATTGAGCGCGTCACGTTCTGCCTGTTCCTGTGCCGAGTATTTGCGCTCAATGTCTATCATCTTTTTGTGTTCTTTGTAAAATTCCTGCTCCCACTTGTCGAGCCTCTTGTGTCTGTTCTTCTTTTCACGGATAGAACGGACTGTCGAGAAAAGGCACTCGCCAATCTCTGCAAAATAGCCGAGGAACGTCCACCAATGCATATAGGGCACGGCGCGGACTTCCTGCCCGGCGGTCTTGTTTACTGCGGAAAAAATCATCTTTTCGTCCTGAGACCATGACATGACCTTTTTCTGTCGCTGTTGACCTGCTTCTTTATAGTCCTCACCGCCATCAAGAAACCACGACGCTTTTTCAATCGCCTCGTTGCAGGCTTCTCTCGGTATCGAGTCCGGTTCTTTATATAAACAGTCCAGCATAACCGCCATTTTGTCATACTCATTGAGTTCCGGGTCGTCAAACGCCTCGAAAATGACAAGCGCAACGCGATAATCGGAGCAGATAGAATATTCTTTGCCTGCCACTTCGAGCGTGGTCGGAAGATAGCCTATCATAAGCTATTTTTAAACCTCGCGGCTTCGGCTTCGTACTTTTTGATACGGGCTTCGGCTTTCTTCTGCTCGGATTTTATGTCAGTTTCTATAATCGGAAGAACTGCATTGAAAACGCGCTCGAAAAGCGGAACGCCGCCGCGAGTTGAAAGCGGTGAAGCTGTGCCGAACAGAACGCCGGACACTTCGGAGTTGAAGATATAGTCGAACTGACCGCATATGAACTTGCCGAGGTCGCGGAGACTATCAGCTGCCGTCTCATCGTCAAGGTCTGCCGAACCGTCGCTCTTTATCTTGATGTTCTCATATTTCTTCATTTCTTCGTTTATATTGTTTTTAGCGTTCCGCAGACGCTCTATAAGTCCGTAGTCGGCGGTATCTATACGGACAATTCTCTGCGGGTCGCCGTTAATTTCGTAGCTTTTAAAGCCGTCGTCAAAGTTTATACTCTGTCGCTGCTGTGCCATGTTTTACCTCCTAAAAAGGGAGAGAGGCTGCCGAAGCAGCCCCCCTTTTTGATTACTTGGACGAATCTGCGGTAAACGTTTTTGTTGCCGCATCAAAAGTTCCCTTTGTGCGTCCGCCGTTGTAGTGGATTTCAAAGGGAATCTGAACGCCGTCTTCGCCGCCTATCGACTGTGGAATGATAATAGCGTTCTCGCGATACGCCCACTCACACGAGCCGTCGGTCTTGAACAGCGCGTCAACGACAGTTGTTTCAAGAGCCGAGCCAGTTGCGCGGTCGTTGATTATGGACGCAAGGTGCTCATAGAGCGGGTCGCCGCTATAAGCATAATAAGGGTCAACAGAGCCCTGCGGCTCGTAACCTTTGACATTGGTCGAGTTCTCGCCGAGTATGTTCTTCTTCGTCTCCGAGTCCGGATTCATCTCAATCGCATACTCTTCAAGGTCTTTGCCCAAACGGACATAGTTTGCAGTTGTGCCATTAAACGACGAATCGATGTAGTGTGCAAGATATTTGCGCTCTATCTTTGCGTTTGCCGTATTGGCAGTAGTTCCAGGCATTAAAACTCCTCACTTTCTATGGTATATTCGGCGTAGATTTGAAGCTGATATGTGACGCCGTCGTTCACGTTCCCTGTCGGGACTGCAAAAAGCATCGCATTTGCGCAGCTCATTTTTGTTATCTCGCCCGGCAGCTCTTTGCCGTCGACAACAGATGTCACCACGATATGTTTCTGCTTCTCGAGCCAATAGTTCAGCTCCAATAAAAAAGCACTGTGCGCCAGTCGGTCAAACTCGTTGAACGGTCTGCCGTTGGCGTACAGTACAAAGCTGTGTTTGCGTTTCTCATTGCCTAAAATATCTTTTCCGACAAGCGCATCGCCCGAAGAATAGAGTCCGAAGTCCCCGCTCTTGTTTTCGGAAAAATCGACATGCAAGCCGTTGCAAAAGTCGTCTATTTTAGGACACTGAGAGAGTGTTTTTTTAACGGTTTCGATTATGTTCATCTATTTGCCGCCTCCTGCGCGTCGGCGAGAATTTTGTCCGCACGGTCGGCTTTCATACGCTCAAACCAGTGCGAACCTGCGGACGAATTTTTTGTGGTATCATACGTCAGCGGTCTGCCTGTCGGGGCTTTACTCGGCGGTGACCACCAACCCACAATCTCGCCTTTTTCTTTGACTGGGATATTGGGACCATATATCTCGCCCATATACAGATAATGCGCATAGGGTCCGAGCTGTTTGACCTCGCCCGAGCCTATGACGGTCGGAATAGTCAGTGCCTCTGACATTAAAAAGCCGGACTGATACGGGATATACGGCTTCATAAACTTAATGACATCAGAGTCGATAACGCACTGGATTCTATACGCCCTTTGGTTCATCTCTTTTGCAAATTGCGGATTCCAGTGAATTTTGACATTTATCGTCCCGGTATATTCCATATTGTCGGGTTGCTTTATTTTGTCGGACACGCTATCACCTCACATCAAGCTCGGTGTGGCGCATTTCCGCCGAGCCATAATCGCACATCCGGCAAGCCATGACCGTGTGAACATCATACCCGGCAAAAAGCTTTTTTACGCTCGCGCTCTGAGCTTCTTCGGTCGAGTTATCAATCGTTAGAGGTACAGAGTCTTTGATTATAAGGTCTTTCTGCGGAGTAAGCTGCAAGAGCAACGGCAGAAAAACCGTCACCGTGTCGCTCTCGGTCTTGCCGTTTTTGCCCGTCGAGGCGGTTGACTTCATATCCCAAAAAACGCGCGGCAGGAATATCCGCTCGTATTTGCCCCCTATAAGGCGGTACACGGTTGCTTTTGTGTTGGTATACATCTTTACCCCCTGTACAGTAAGCCCGTGCTCCCGAGCCACAGACGCAGAATATGACGACATTCCGCGCTTCTCTCGGTACGCTCGTCCGCTGCCGACGCGTAAGACACGGAATAATCACCGACTTTTTCGGATGTTACGCCGCTGCGCTCGGAGGTTTTTGCCTCTGCCTGCATATTCTCGGCAAGCTCGCAACAGCAATTCTTGACATCGTCGGTCACTGTTTCGACACGCCCAAATGTGTACTGTTCAATAACCTTGGTAGCTTTGACCGCATAAAAGTCAAAATCGCTCTTGTTTAAAGCCGCTTCGCGCCCCTTGAGATAGTCGTTTAAATAAAAGCCATATTCTGCGTACTGCAATTCGCTCACTCCTTGCCGTGTTTCTCCGCTTTATGCTTTTCAAGCGCAGTCTCGCTCTTGTATTCCTTGCCGCAGATATCGCAGCGGAACTTCTTTTCTTCCTCGGGGAAAATAAGACCTACTACCGTCATATCGCGTCACCTCACGCCTTGTGGTGCAGATAGATACCCGCAACCTTGTTTTCGTAGGCGTCGGCGATGCCGACATTGCGATAGCCATATTTCCACGCATCGGCGGTCTGATTCTGATCGGGCGAAATGAACTTCGGCGCAACATGCTTCTGGAACTGGATAACTGCGGGCTTGTGGATAACCATAAAGTTGATATCCTTTGCGCCGGTTGCCTTTGTATAACCGCCTGCGGTCTCGTCAACGGTAGAAGCGCCGTCGCCCTGACCGGTGGTGATGATTTTACCAGACTTCTGTGCGATTGCAGTGTAAAATCTCGACTGCGGGACATCGACAACCTTTGCGAAACGGGTAAGTACCTCGCGGCTCTTGGTGGTGTCCATATCCTGCACGAGTCCATGCAGGGTGGGAGTAATGTAAAGATATCTCTGCTCGGTGGGGACTTCGTCCTCGTCCATTTTGGTGATCGCGGCTCTGAGTGCGGCGATTACTGCCGCGCCATCGGAAAGAGTCGCACCAGCCGAAACCTTAGATATGCCAGTAATACCCGCATATTTCGCGAAGCGGAAAGCGTCAAGCTCGGGGACGACCTTTGTTCTGATAAACTCGCCCGCGAGTCTGCCGAAGGCGATATTTGCGGTCTCCTGATTGTCCATGTTGTCAACCGTAAACATCCTGCCTCTGTCAAAGTTGCACTGTACGGTCTCATTGGTCAGAGTGACGTCACCGTCAACATAACCGCTATTACGGCTGTAATCGCCGAGACCGCTCATGCTGAGTTTAGGGATTATAAGCTCGTTGGCGTTTGCCCCGGCTCTGACAAGCTCTGCTGCGCCGTCAAGGTCGGAAGTAAGCGACGCGACCTTATAAACCTCGTCAAGCATCGCCACAAACTGTTTTGCAAGTGCTATACTATTTGCCATTAAATTTGACCTCCTTAGTCAATCTTAAGTCCCATAGCGGCTCTTATTGCCGCCTCTTCGGGGGTGTATTTGTTTCCAATGGGCATAGTGCCCGTGCCTGCCGCAAAAGGCGGCGCGGCGTTTACCTTTACCGCCGGAAATTCCTCTTCGGCGGCTTTGATTGCGTCATCTAGTCCGTCAATGGTAAGGTCGTCTTTTACCTTGAGCTTCGAGCGGTCAACGACTTTTGAGAGCAGCTTCTTGTCATAGCCCTCTTTTGAGCTGATTGCCGCCTCTATAAGACGGTCATTTGCCTGTTTAAGGGCATTTGCAAGGGCGGTCTGCTGTGCCTGCTCGCGCGAAGATATGCGCTTATCGATATCGCCCAGTTCCTCGCCGTCAGCTACGCCGAGTGCCTTTCGGAGTGCTGCCTCATAGGTTTTGTTCTGCGTTCTGTACCCTGCTGCCTCGTTCCTCAGATCGTGCACATAATCCTCAGAAAAGGTTTTACCTGTAGGCGCGGGCGGTGTGCTCGGTGCCGGGTCGGTCTGACCTGCGCCGGGCTCGCCCTCCGGGAACAGCTTGAGTTTTCTTGAAAAAATAAACATCTGGTTCATCCTTCCTGCGGAATCTGTCCGCATTGAAATTGTATAAAAACGCCGCCACCGGGACAGCGTTAATATCGGGATATAAAAAACAGCGCCTTGCATTTGACCGCAAAACGCTGTAATTATTGAATTGTGATGTAATGATAGAAATTTTTTACCTTGCGGCTGCTCTTGCCGTTTTTGTCGCTTCTCTGCCCTGCTTATAATCAAATCCGGCAGTCCGCAACCGTTCGGTCTGTGTTCTCAGCCCTGCGGATTTTGAAAAGCGGGCATATTCCTGATTTAATCGGGTATAACGCACCTGCGCGAGTTTGAGCTTTTCTTCGTCGCCCGCCGCTTCACGGACGGTTATTTCGCGTTTGCACTTGCGGATTGACCGCTCAAGTCGGCGCTGTATCTGCGTTGCTTCATATGTTGTGTAATGCTTACCGTCATAGGTTATGCCCTCCGCGTTTTTGCGCTTAAAATCTTCAAGCTGTTCGGCGGTGTATACGGGCTTTGATACACCCAAGATAATCGGAAAAGCGGCATGTCCGCAGTTAAGAGTACCGATACGGCGCACGAGGCTGTTGTTGAGCTCTGTGTATTCCGCGTCGCTGTACTGCTTGCCCTGTATCGGCTCATGGTCGGGGGCACTCGCGGCGTGTGCAGATATCTCCCAGCCGTCCGCGCCCATTTTGTCATGATCTTCGGCACTTATTTTCTCTTGCATAAGCCCGAGACCACCCATGATATTACGACGCACAGCAGCTTCAAGCGATGTTCTTACGCCGCTCTGATAGTCAACGGCGACAAGCCCTTTATCATACAGATTTTTGCAAGCCTGCCGCACTGCCGTGTTATAATCCGTCGCGCCTGTAAACACTTGCTTAAAAGCGTAATCGCAACACGCATTGTATGCCTTGTATAGCGGTAATTCGTTGCCGTATGGGTCAATCATGCCTATTGTCTGCGTGATGTTTGTAAAATCCTCTTTGGCAAGCTCGACAGCGGCGGAAACTATCTGTTGCAGACTGTCGTTTTTTTCAAACGGTATCGATTCAGTCGGCAAATGCGACATATCAAATTGATATCCGTCTTTCGCCGACTGCTTAAAAAGCTTCTCTGTCTCGTCTTTCGACAGCTTCAGCAGCTCCGCCACGCGCTTTTTTATTTCTTTTCGGCTCGCGCCGAGCTGTTGCGCTTTCCATATCTGATATCCAGCCGTTGATGTTATTTCACCCGCCTGCGCTATCCGTCGCGCTATATCGGCAAGCAGATAGTCGGTCACCGGGTCAACAACCCGCCCGGCAAGCACATTCAGCGCATCAATCTTTTCAGGCGACAGCATTATTCATCACCGCTCTGCGTCAAGCTTTCTATTTCCGGCATATACTTCGCACGGATATTTTCGATATCTGCCGGAGTCTTGCACGACTCCTCAAAATACCACGCTACAGCTATCTCGGGCTTAATCAAGCCCATCTGCACCATACCGACATACTCATTCCAGGTCTTGTCGCGGTTATAAAGTACACCATCGCCGTAATCAAACACCGCCTCGTCAGGGTCAATCGTGCTGTGACCGTTCATGCGGTAAATCTCGCCAAGTGCAGAACAAATTACAAGCAAGTCTCTGACCGCCTGCGTCCACACGCTCTGCAAGTCGATAATTGTAAGGTTATAGTCGCCGTCAGAGGATGTGATCTCCGTCGCCGTGCGCTCTGCGGACTCGACATCCGACAGAATGCCGCGCTTAAAACCAATAAGGCTCTCGATGTTGCGCAAATACTCCGTTTTTCTTGCAAGATAGCTCTGCTCGCGGAACGCGGGTGAGAATATCGTCAACCCGAAGTCCTGCGGGTCGCCGTCAAACCGTGTGAATACATCATCCACAACGCGCTTATTGCCGTTGCCGTCGCGCTTTATAAGGTCGTCAGATACCATTATTCGCGCTCTGCCGAGTTCAAACTCGCTGCACAGCTGTTGCTCATTGCGGTTTATCCTCGCGATAAGGTCAGCGGCAGGAGCGTATATTGACACGCCGTCAAAAGACCCGTCAACCGTGTTATAGAGCGGCGATTTAAGGCTCGCAAGCCCCAGC